ACAATTAAATAACCATGGAGATCAAGAACCATGCCCGAGGCACAAAAAGAACAAATACAGGACGACAAACTCGTACCTATTGACACCAGCGGAGACTCCGTTGATGTTGAATTAGATGAACCCAAAGTAAAAGTAGCAGAGAAAGAAGAAGCAAATGAAACAGTTGTTCAGGACGACAATGTCGCCGATGACACATCTGAGGAACAATCTCTCAGCGAAGATGTTCAAGATGACGAACAAGAGTCAACGGACGACGAACACAAAGAGTACAGCGACAAAGTCCAGAAAAGAATATCAAAACTTGTTGGCAAGCTTAGAGAAGCGGAACGAAGAGAAGAAGCTGCCTTAAACTATGCAAACGGTTTAAAAACTAAATCAGAAGAACTAGAGAAAAAATATTCTGAAACAAATCAAAATTATGTTTCTAGCCTTGAAGCTGAGTCATTGGCTCAAATAGAAGAGGCAAAAGTAAAATTAAAAAAAGCAATTGAAGAAGGTAATGTGGACGTGCAGGCCGAGGCACAAAGTGCTATGGCAAAAGCTGCATTGAACGCGGAACGTGCAAAGATACAAAGAGAATCTCTAGAAGCACAAGCAAAAACATTTGCAGAGACAAAAGAGATACCTCAACAACCTACACCATCGCAAACCCCTGTAAATTCTGCCCCGCCGCCAGCTGATCCAAAAGCGACGGCCTGGGCAGAGAACAATGAGTGGTTTGGGCAAGACGAAGCTATGACTTACACGGCTTTTGCCATACATAGAAGATTGGTTGAAGAAGAAGGATACGATCCACGATCAGACGAATACTATGGAGAAGTAGATCGTAGGATTAGAGAACAGTTTCCAAATAAGTTTGAAACAGCGAAACCAAAGAAAAAGGTTGACCAAACAGTCGCTCCTGCGGTAAAGTCAGTTTCAAAACAAGGAAAACGAACTGTGAGACTCACACCATCACAAGTCGCAATCGCTAAAAAACTCGGTGTGCCTTTAGAAGAATATGCTAAATACGTGAAGGAGTAGCAATATGGATAAGAAAACAAGAACCTCACGCTCATCTCAAACCAGAGAAAAAACTGCCAGAAGGCAGCCATGGCGACCACCATCTCGGTTAGATGCGCCACAACCCCCAGCGGGGTTTAAATATCGTTGGATCCGTGCAGAAATTATGGGATCAGAAGACAAAAAGAACGTGTCTGCTCGAATGAGAGAGGGATACGAACCAGTTAGACTGGAAGAACTTGGAGACTTCGAAGCCCCTACTGTAGAAGATGGAGCAATGAAAGGCGTGGTCACTGTAGGTGGATTACTGCTAGCCAAGATACCTGAAGAGATTGTTGAGGAAAGAAAAGCGTATTTTGCTCAACAAACAAGAGATCAACAGGAAGCTGTTGATAACAACCTTCTAAGGGAGCAGCACCCAAGTATGCCTATCGATAATCCAAATAGGCAATCTAGAGTAACTTTTGGCGGTGCCAAGAAATCAAGTTAGATTTCACACCTAATACATTCGCTAAAATTTTTGGATTAGTAACTAATAATTTATTAGTCTAAGGAGGACTATAATTATGGCAAACCAAGACGCAGCCTTTGGGTTTAGACCTACAAGGCATCTTACTGGTGGCGATATTACTTCTGAAGAGTACACGATCGCTGCTAACTACGGTACGGCTATTTACAGCGGACAAGTTGTAGAAGCAGTAGCGGGTGGAGGTATAGAGGATGCGGCCGCTGGTGACACTCAACAACTAGGTGTTTTCGGTGGATGTTTTTATACTGATCCCACAACAAGTAAACCAACGTATGCTGCATACTATCCAGCGAGCACTAACGCTTCTGATATTGTTGCTTACGTATATGCAGACCCTCACATTGTGTTTGAAGCACAGCACGATGGAACTGGAACAGCTGCTATGAATCATTCAGGCTTTGATTTTGTAGGTACTGGTGGAAGCACCACGACTGGAAGATCAACGTCAGAGATCGATACTAGCACATCTGGTACATCTGGTGGTTTCAAGCAAATTGGAATCTCTAAAGATCCTGAAAACAGTGATACGGGTTCTGCGAATGCAAATGCTTATGTAGTGTTTAACACTGGTGAGCACGTGTATAAACTCACAACTGGCGTATAAGGAGGACTGAATTATGTCAATAAATAGATCACAACTAGCAAAAGAGCTAGAACCTGGTTTGAATGCATTATTCGGACTAGAGTACGCAACGTACGAGAACCAACACGCTGAGATTTTTGACACAGAAAACTCTGATAGAGCTTTTGAAGAAGAAGTAATGCTATCAGGTTTTGGCGCAGCGGCAGTTAAGCCTGAAGGAACTTCAGTTAACTTTGACAATGCGACTGAGTCATTCACAGCACGTTACTCTCATGAAACTGTAGCCTTAGCGTTTTCGATTACTGAGGAAGCTGTAGAGGATAACCTTTATGACAAAATCAGCACTCGTTACACTAAAGCTTTAGCACGTTCTATGGCACACACTAAGCAGGTTAAAGCAGCAAACGTTTTAAACAACGGCTTTAACTCTAGCTTTACAGGTGGTGATGGCGTTGAGTTGTTTTCTTCAGCTCACCCAACTACATCTGGCAACCAAAGAAACGAGCTAGCAACAGCTTCAGACCTTAACGAAACATCGTTAGAGCAAGCAATGATTGATATCGCTGCTTTTGCTGACGACAGAGGTCTAAAAGTTGCTGCCAAAGCACGTAAGATGATCATTCCATCAGCTTTACAATTCACAGCTGACAGATTGATGAACTCTGCTGGAAGAACAGCTACATCTGATAACGACATTAACGCTATCAGAAACATGGGTATGATTCCTGAAGGTTATGTAGTGAACAACTACTTAACTGACACAGATGCATTCTTCATTAAGACGGATGTGCCTAATGGAATGAAACACTTTCAAAGAGCACCTGTGGCTACTTCTATGGAAGGTGACTTTGAAACTGGCAACGTTAAATACAAAGCTAGGGAAAGATACAGCTTCGGCTTCTCTGACTGGCGTGGTATGTTTGCTTCTGAAGGAGCATAATCCTCAAGCAAATAAACGATTTAAAGGGCGGCTTCGGTCGCCCTTTTTATTTGCAAACACTTATCTAAAAGCGTATATTGTAAACACTGCACATTTTTAAAATAGTTAACGTGGACTCGTGCAGTAGACACAGTCTCGGACTGCGTTAACAGAAACGGAGACAAATATGGCTAGTTCAACTTTTTCAGGTCCGTTGAGATCTGAAAGCACAGTAAAAACTATCAGTAAAAATGCTACGACAGGCGTTGTTACTGAGATTATAACTATGGGCGGTGCACCTGTTGCATTAGGAGACGAAGACAAAACTCTTGATGCTGCAACACACAGTGGAAGAGTGCTTGCGGTCCCTGCAATCGGAGGTAATAGAACTATAACTCTACCTTCTCCAGTCGCTGGACAAACTTACAAGTTTATCTACGCTGGCGCTGCAGAAGAAACAGAGAATCTAATTATTGTAACACCAGGAAATAGTAATTTCTTCCTAGGTGGTATTGTACACTTAGACTCTAATGCAGATAACGTATCTGTTTACGCTGACGGAAACTCTAACTCAAGTTTAACTCTTACAGACAGTGGTTTGTTTGAGATTAATATTGTTGCTAAAGATAGCACCAATTACTACATTTGGGGTTACGCAGAAGGCGCGGACGTACCTGCATTTGCAGACCAATAATAACTAATGTGGGCCTTCGGGCCCACACGTTCTTGATTAAGGAGGGAACATGGCAGACACAGTAACAGGACCAACAATCCTACAACAAAACGACAAACGAGTTACAATCAAAATAGTTGTGCAATCTGATGGAACAGGCGGCACAACGGTATTTGGTGACGTATCAGCCCTTGCAAAGGACGAGCGTGGTAACTCTGTTAGCACTTTATCTTTACAAAGAGTATGGTGGTCGTGTGCAAACGGTGATGGCGGTGACGCTTTTGCTCGTTTGGATTATGAAGATTCGGATGGAGACATTCCAATCATAACTTTAATTGACTCTGGCTATTGGGATTTTAGAGAGTTTGGTGGCATACCAGCAAACACTAGTTCTAACTCTAACGAAAATGACGTGAACTTCGTTGTAGCAGCAGCGGCTGACTCTGGGAACAGCTTTACCTGCATAGCAGAGTTTATCAAAAACTATTAAGAGGTAGCACATGGCTGTATCGGGATCTACAGACTTTAATCTGGAAGCTGCTGAAGTTATTCAAGAGGCCTATGAAAGATGTGGCTTACAAGAAATAAGCGGTAAAGATTTACGCACAGCCGTGCGCAGCATGAATTTGCTCATGTCAGAGTGGGCCAACAGAGGACTAAATTTATGGACTGTATCTCTTGGAACTCAATCAACGACAGCCAGTGATAACGATTATGATTTAGACACTAATATCATAGACGTGTTAGAAGTTTCTTTACGTGATTCAAACAGCACTGACACAACGTTGACAAGAATTAGTAGGGCAGATTATCATATGTTGCCCAACAAATCATCAGAGGGAAAACCTTCACAGTTTTATTTTGAAAGAACAACGACACCAACCTTGTTTCTATACCCAACACCTGATTTATCGACATACACTGTAAGGTATTATTTTTTAAAGAGATTAGATGATATAGATGCACCATCTAATAACGCAAACGTGCCTTTTAGATTTTTGCCTTGTCTAACTGCTGGAATGGCCTATTATCTGGCGATGAAAAAAGCGCCCGAGAAAGTTCCTCTTTTAAAAGCAGTTTATGATGAGGAGTTTGAGAGAGCGCGTCAAGAGGACAGGGACAGAGCAGGTTTTAGTGCTGTGCCCGGTCGTTCTTACTTTAACAACTATTAGTCAGGAGGCTATATGGATAAACTAAACGCAGTAAAAAACTGGGTAATGGCATTAGACAAAAAGAAAAAAATTGCTATTGCAGCAGTTGTTGTAATCATAATTATCGCACTGATAGCATAATGGAACCAAGAGCGAGCACAGATTATATTGTCATCCACTGCTCGGCTACTAAGCCGAGCATGGATATTGGTGCGGATACTATTAAAGATTGGCATGTGAACGAAAGAGGTTGGCGTGACATAGGTTATCATAAAGTTATAAAGAGAAACGGAGAAGTACAAGATGGTCGTGATATTAGGGATTCTGGCGCACACGCAGCGGGATATAATTCTAAGAGTGTTGGTGTGTGTATGGTGGGTGGAATGGCTGAAGATAATTCTGCTGAAAATAATTTTACTCCTCACCAATGGGTAGCGTTGATTATGGAAATTAAAAAACTATGTGAAATGTATCCTGAGGCAAAGATCATAGGACACAATGAAATAAGTGAAAAAGAGTGCCCATCGTTTGATGTGCAACAATGGAAGGCAGACAATTTATGATATTAGATGTTGTTAAACTAGCAATCGGCGCTGGCACACACATAATGAAAAATAGACAGCAGCGCAAAATGCTCGAGTCAGATGCTGCAATGTTGCACGCACAGAAAATGGCTAATGGTGAAATCGAGTATCAGGCAGCTGTAAGGCAATCAAACGACAAGGGATGGAAAGACGAATTCGTTCTTATCCTCGTATCGGCGCCCGTGATTTTATTGATATGGAGTGTGTTTAGTGAAGATCCAGACATACAACAGAAACTGCATATGTTCTTTGAGCAGTTTAACAATCTCCCTTTCTGGTACCAGACGCTTTTTGTCGGGGTCGTTGCGAGTATATACGGTTTGAAGGGCGTAGATATATTTAAGAAAAAATGATTTGGATAATCTCAGCCATGTTGGTGTACCATGATGTGCCACAACCTGTGTTGACTGATTATACGATAAGATCGTTTGATACTAAATACGAGTGTATAGAGTATACGTGGGACAATAAGGTAGAGATGGTCGACACTTTGCTTGAGATGCACAGATATAAAGAAGATAAAGAATTAAAGACATTTGCATTTTTTTGTGAGAACAGGTACGTGCAATTAGATGAGGTATGAACACTATATCAGATGATATTCTCGAATGGTCTGAGAAATATCTAGAACCAAAAAATGAACATCTAGGTGATGTCCCTGTTTGCCCCTATGCTCGCATGGCTAGGTTGCAAAAAAAATATCGAATACTAGAAGTTCACAATCATGACAGTTTTATTGATCAAATAGTCAAAGGCATAGAAATGGTCAGAGACCCTGACATACAAATAGTCATAGTGGGTTGCAATGATATTCGAATGGAGCCAGAAGAATTAGCCTCTGTAATTCATGCGTACAACGTTGTTTTTGTCCCTCAAGACATATACTTAATGTGTTCTCATCCTTACGATGAGGACGAGGAAGAAGAAGTAGAATTTTTAGACACTGACAGTTGGGAGCCCGACAACGAATTTATGATGGTCCTCATACAAAATTTTGACGAATTAGAAAAAGCTAGTGACAATTTAAACAAAACTGGATATTATGATCACTGGCCTTTAGATTATTATAAAGGCACAGTAAAAAAACGACAATCTTATAGGAGATATCGAAATGGCACGTCCCGGTCTATACGCTAACATTCACGCCAAAAGAAAACGTGGAGGTAAAATGAGAAAGAAAGGAGCGAAAGGCGCTCCTACCGC